GGCTTCGTCTGATCGGGTAAAAAAACGCTGTGCGTGTTCGGCTCGTTAAACCCTTGTGGGTGTTGGGTTTTGTGGCGTTCGCGTTGTGTTTTTACTTGTTGTCCACGTCGCGCATTGCAGGACTTACAGCTTGCAACCAGGTTGTCCATGCTGTTGCTTCCGCCTTCAATGATTGAAAGCACATGGTCGGCTTCGGTTGCCACGTTGACGCCGCACCAATGGCACGGGGGGTTGTCTGCCAGTAGTCGAGCGCGGTTCTTTTTAAATTCTGTTTTGTTGCGTGTTTGACTGTTTAGGTTGGTTGCCATGCTCACGCGCCTTCGGCTTGTGCTAGCGCGCCGGCAGGCCGGCTTGCTTCCGGTCGGTGTTGGTTGTGCATTGTGTCGGGTCCAATTCTGTTGTGTTTGTTTGTGTGTATGTTAATTCGTTGTGTGTGCTAAACGCTATGGGGGAACGTCTAGCACGTTGTGAAGCCTAATGTGATTAAGTCCCACCCACGGGGTTGCCCTAACCCGTACCCTCTAACTTGCTTATGCGTGATTATGTTTACACGCTGCCGCGCCATTGGCCCGGTCATTTCGTCGCGCATGATTGCAGGCATAGCGCACTACCTACGTTGCCGTATGTTCCCAACTACCGTGCAACGGGCTTAGGGCTTGGCTAGTCGAGCGCTTACGCGCAAGCTAGAAACTTAATAATTACTGGCAACTGGTTAGGTCGCCATACCTGGACTATTGCCCCGGATTGTTCAAGCCTGTCTAACCATGCGTTTTGTGTTTTGCGTACTACGCCTATGTCTGTTTTTAGTTCGGCGAAAACTAGCACACCCTTAGGGTTGACTAGCACAAGGTCGGGGAAACCGCTATCGCCTTGTACGTGTGTTGCCCATTTGCCGCGCTTGTTCATTGCCGGCAAATCATGGTGTACAAACCACCCGTAACGTTGTGCTACATCAATGACCGCGTTTTTAAACTGGGCTTCAAGCATTGCCATTGGTGGCGTAATCCTTGTGTATTGTGCGCGCCCAAATTTCACGCGACAAATGTTCGGTTGACCAACGCAAATGAGCAATAACGTCTTGTTTGCCTAAGTAATCCGCGCTGTTTTGCATTTCCTCAATTAAGCGCACCATGCGCGCAAGTAGTTCTAACTGTTGTGAAATGTCCATTAGTCGCCCTTACTGCTATTTAGTTTTTTCATTGCCTCAATAACTTGCGTGGCTTGATCGGGGTTTAACGTTTCAAGCGTTATTGCGTCGCTGTTAAGGGTTACGGCAATGTAGTCGTGTAAAGCTGCGTCGTCAAAACCGGCACCTTTGGCCAAGGACTTTATGAAATACACCTGTTTTTGGCTTGCCTGTTTCGGGTAGGACTTAGCGGGTCGAGCGTCTGTTTCCGTTGGTTGGTCTTGGCGCGCTTGTACTTCGTTTTTGCTTGCAATTGCTTTGCTTACGCCACAACCCATATAACCAAGGGCACGGCCTAAAGCCGACGTCATACCTACCATAAATTCACTGTTTTTTGTGTAAGGCGTTTTGCCGGGGTACGGTTCGGCAGCTGTCGCAATGCTTGGCAACGGGTCTGTTTCGTCGCGCCAAACGGTCACGGTGCAACGGTAAAAAGTGCTGCCGTCCGGCATAGTTACAACTTCCGCGTTTGTTTCCTGTATTCGAAGGTTCGGCCAACGCTTCATTGCTTCCGCCAAGCGCGTGGGAACGTCTACGTAGTTGTCAATGTTAAAAGCCATTTTGTCGGGTCCTTACTGTCGGGTTTATATTGCGTTTGGCAAAGTATCCATTGGGTGTAACAAAGTTTGTGGGGTCATAAAGCACGGTGCCGGCATATGTTCGGCCCAACGTGTTGGGTGCCATGTTTCGTACAATGTTTGCCAACCGCGCAACTCTATAACGCGGTCTACTGGGTCAAGTGTGGCCAATATGTAAATTGCGGGTTTGTCGCTTTCATGGGTTAGCAAACAACCGTTACCGCGTAGCGTGCTTCGAACCTCGTAACCGCCGACGTCGTAGGCCTGTTTGTTGTATTGCGTGTGGCCCCAATCTATGCGTAAATATTTGGCTAAAGCCATTTCACCAATGCACCCAACTTTCATTGCTTTGAGGCTGTCGGGTGGCGTTAAACCGTAGTTGTGTTTGGCGTTGTTGTTTTCTGCCCAGTCAACGCGCAATTGTGCTACCGCGTAGGCGTAGTTTATTTCGTTTTGTGTTAAACGTATTTGTGCCACGGTTAGCCGCCTAACGCTTCGATTGCTTCGCTCACTGTTTGCCAGGCGTCTTGTTGTCCGCTTAGGTCAAGGTCAACGGCCAAGTGTTTCAGCCGGGCAATAAGGTCGGCGTGTTTCAGCTTGTATGGAATATGTGCAGGCCTACAAATTTCATCTATTAAATTTGTTAGTACGGCTTGATGTCGTAGTAGTGCGTTTTGTGTCGGGTCTAACATTTTTCGGCTTTCCTCACTAAGTGAATTGTCGGGGTCTATGTATTGTTTTAGTTCGCTGTAGTCCATGGTAGCCAACCGCTGTTACGCCATATCGCAACCATTGCGCGGGTGTTAATTGTGGGGTCAAATAGGTCTGTGCACGTTTCAACAATGCCTTTTGCTTGCAACCAACCAATTGGCCAGTATTCGTTGGGCCGGCACCAATACCCATTTATTTGGTATATGGAATAACTGCCCCCATTTGTGTCGTATGCGTTGAAGGCGTCGCTTGTGCAGCGGCTTTCGCGTGTGGCAACCCGTAAAGCTGTTTCTAGTTCGCTTTGCGGTAATCCCTCGGCTAAGGCCAAGGTCGCAACTTGCGTGCACGTAGTGACCAATGCGGGCATTGTGGTTGTTGTAGTAGTGGCAGGTAGTCGAGCCGGTACAACCTGTGTGGTAGTCGTTGGGGCCTGTGCATTACTGGCGCTAAATATCACTAAAACGCCTATAACTAACGCAATTGCGCTTGTGGTTAATTTGTGTAAAACCATTTGTTACAGCCTTTCCATTTGGTAGGGGTTTCCCCAAGTGCCGTGTACGGGGCTTTTGAAAGCCATTTGTGCGTGTAAGCAGTCGAAAGTGTCCGGGTTGCGGAATAGTTGAAACATAACTTGCTGCCCTGTTTCAAGGGTTGTTATGTAACACTCATAAATAAAAGTTTGCGGCTCTGTCATAAATTGGGCTTTCCGTCGGTAAGAAAACCCTAGTCAAGGATTGTTACGCGGTTGCGGATACCCCGAAAGTCGCTTCAAATATGGCTTTGACGGCTTCGGGATTGTCGGCCATTGCCGGCGAAAGTTCTACGTGCCACCAATCGCCACCGGGTGCACCCGAAACGGTTTTTGTTTCGTACACTTTCCACGCTTGGCGATCACAACGCCACGACGCGCCCCAAGGTTTGCTGAAATAATCAATAACCATTTGTACGCCGAAAGCATTGGCGTTGGCAAGCACTTTGTCTATAAAAACTTTTGATACGGCGCGACCTTCTTTAATGCCTTTGCCGTCTATTTTGCGGTACGACAAATCCATTGCGCGACCCGTGGCATGTACTGACAATGTGCCGGGCTTCGAGCGAACGTCACGTTGGCCGTAGGTCCCATTGTTCCAAAGCGCACCGTTTGAATACTTGGCAGCTTGCTTTACCCATTCTTCGGTGCCGGCACGTTTACCAGTTGCCGGGCCGTCGCTGTTCCCTATGTAGTCGCGCGCACCAACTACACCGGGTTTGGCTTTAGCAATCATTATTCGCTTGGCGGGTTTGACTTGCTTTTAAGGCCGTTTGAAGCAACAAGGCCGCTAAGTGTGCCGGTCAAAAATACAAGCAACGTGCTAAGTAAGTCAATTAGTTGCGCGTCTGTTGGTGCTTGTTCGGTTGGTTGGTCAACAAACAAAATGCCGTAAATAAATGCCATGACGGTAAACGAAAAGCACAAGGCCATTAAACGGCCAACAAAAACTATTAGCCCTGCATGGTGTTGTTCGGGTGTCTTAATCACAAGCGGCCTTGGTAAAGCATTTGTACTCGACATTAGTTTTTGAAAAAGTGCAGCCACTACAACCCCACAAAACTACGGCAATAAAAAGCACGTAAGCGAATAGGTAACGCCATTTCATTAGTCAATAGGTAAAGGCGGCGCCGGTGGAATAACACAAGCGCCGTTTTCTACTGCCCAACCAATAGCGCAAGGGTTGGCTTCGTCGTATTCAATCCACGTACCCGGTTGCTCTGCAATCCATGCGGCGTCTGCAACAACAACGTTTACAACAATGTTGTTTTCTACTTGTGCGTATGTTGACATAGTTTTTATACCTCGTAAGTAATGTAGACGTAACCGGTGCCGCCTGCAGCGCCGCTTGTACCCGCTGTTCCACCCGCTGCAACGGTAATTGTTATGCTTGCGCCTGCGGTAACTGCACCGCCTGCGGTAATTAGTGCGCCGTCCTGTGCTTTGCCGGGTCCTTCTGCATAGAACGAACCACTAGCAAATGCGCTTATACCTGCACCTTGTCCGCTGTTTGCTGTTCCTGCCATTGCTTGACCAACGGAAGAGCCAATAGTACCAACACCAACCCCACCAGTAGCCGAAACAGTACCGCCGGCAAATGCAACGCTACTTGTTCCACCTGTACCGCCTGCAGCGCCGACACCTGAACCACCACCGCCACCAGTAATGTACGCAATAGCGTAAGTAACACCAGTTGGCACGGTCCAAGTACCACTAGCCGTAAATCTTGCTACCTCTGTTTGTGTTCCCACGTTTGCCCACGCGCTTCCTGTGTAAACCTGTAGTTTGCCTGTGCTTTCAAGATAACAAAACTGGCCTTGTGCAAGTGTCTTTTCACCTGTGCCACCAAAAGCGGCGTCACGGGTTGTAGTTGTTGCAAAAACTGGTATGCCTGTATTTATTTGCGTTTGTTGCGCGGCGGTTAACACCTGCCCGGCTGTAAAACTTGGTACTGCTATTTGTGCGTTCGCGCCCATGCTTTTAGCCTAGATCACCCAAGCACGTTTAACGCGTCAATAATTCCAAATTCCGCGTTGTCAAGTATTAGTTTATAAACAATCGTCGTAGGGCTTGTAAACAAACTGACGCGGTGGCCGTCCAAAGTAATGGCATGCTCGACGCCCTCTACTGAAAGCTCTTGGGCCAACGTGGTTGTTGTGGACCCTGTAACAAATGTGCGTTCAATACTGATTGTGTCCGAAACGTCAATTGTTGCCACGATGTCGCGTTGGGCGTTGGTAAGGGCACCAAAGACGGTTTCTACGCTGTTGTAGCGCGCTTCCGGGGTGCCGTTCAAAAGGTAACTTGCGGCCGTGTCAATTTGCCCTTGTACGTGTAAAAGGCTATTCGTAATGCTGTTAGTTTGAACAAAAAATTGAGCTTGGCTTGACAGATCGTCGGCGGTGCTTGTTTTGCCGTCTAAGGCTTCTATGTAAACCCTGTTGGTAACGCTGTCCGCTTCGAAGGTTATGCCCAAATTTGTGTACGGTACGCCCGTTCCGTCGTCCATAAAGTCAATTACCGGACCGCTAAGGGTTGTCCCCACCCTTGGGGTAAAGGTCAAAACCCCGTCACGTGACACAAAAAAGCGGCCAAATTCGGCGGTTTGGTTTATTTGTAGAAGGTATGCCAAAACGTTTGTACCGCCCGGCACGGTGTACGCGGCGGCGTGGCCAAGGTCAACGGTGCCAACGTCAATGTTACGCGCTGCACCCGTTGGGTAATCCACTTCGGGCAAATCCAAAACCGTTGTTATGCGTTCGCCTGACGTTTCAACACCAACGTTTAATTCGTCCATAAAGGTTTGGCTAAGCAAATAAAAATTGTCCGAACAATAAACGGTAACGGTGTCTATGCCGTCCAAACTAAAGTTGTAGTCATAATTAACAATTTTGCCGCGGTAAAGGTATTCGGGGTTGTTGGCAATGTCGTAGCGAATTAACTCGACTGCACGCAACGGGGCTAAACCCGGCAACGCTTCGGGCGTGTTGTAAAACGGCCCTGTTTCGTCAAAAGGATTAAATAAACCGTCCACGTCGTTAATGGTAAAAGTCATGGTGCCCGCTGCAAATTGGTCGCCAATGTCACGACGCCCGCGCCGAATATTTATTTGGGTTGTGCTGTCGGTGACGTCGGCAAAATCTGTTGTTGGACCCAACGGGTAAACGCCGTCCAATAATCCTTTAATGTCGCTGTCAAGTACAAAACTGCCAACGTCGTAACCGGTGTCAATTAAAAGGCTGTAATTGCCGGCTTGGGTTATTGCACTTCCTGGCATTACCTGTAACCAACTACGGGGACTTCAAGCGGGCCGTTTTGGCGTGTAAAGGCTTTTAGGCTGTCGGCTACTACGCGCCCAATTTCGGCGCTTGTTGCCATGCCACCATTAACGTTTACGGTGATTGGTGCGCTACTGCCGCGCATTGCTTGGTGTTCGGCAACGCTTGCCATGCTCGAAGCGCTAGGCGCCGGTATAGCAACCGGTTGGCCTGCCGTAATTTGTGTAAATGCAATGTCGGTTTGGGCTTGCTGTAAAAGCGCGTTTAAACGTTTGGTGCTTAAGTTTGGGTTTTTCAAAATCTTTTCGTATTTGGCTAACACGCTTTCCAACCCGGCAACAAGGGCTTGGCCCTGATCTACACCGGCTTGGTAAAAACGGCTTGCGCTGTCTAGCCCTAGTTTGTCGGCTACGCCTCGAACGGTAGCTACCAGTTCGTTTACACCGCCGGGGCCTGTAATGGCTTCCTGACCGCCTGCAACCAGTTCGGCGGCAATTGCTGCGCCTGCCTGCCCACCTGCGTTCAAAACGGCTTGTAGCGCGTCTAGTGACAATCCACGGTTAAGCAACAAATCCACGTTGTTGGCGTACTGTTTGACCCCTGCAACCTGATCTTGTAACCCGGCTAAAAAGCCTGCCCCTGTTTCGTCGCCGGCGTCTTTGGCGTCGCTGAAATTGAACGCGTCTGAAATGCTGTCGGAAACGTTTTTGCCAAAGTCTGCAAAGGCTGATTGAGCGTCGGTCAACTGGTTTTTGGCGTCGTCTAAAGCGTCGTTTAGTTTGTTTTTTATGGTGTCGTAAAGTTCGTTTACCTTTTTGGAAGCGCCCCCGGCACCGCTACCCATGCCTTCAAACGCGGTTGTAACGCCGTCTACCTTCGGGCTTAACACGTCGGCTTGGCCGCCTAGTCGAGCCGCTTCGGCTTCCGTTGCGCGCATAGCGGCCTTAGTGTTGTCAATAGAGCGTAAAACGCTGTCAAAACGCAATTGCAATTCTTGCACTTGGGTTAAACCAAGTTCGCCCAACGTTTCGCCCATGTCGGCAGAAATGCCAATTAGTCGCGACATACCGAGCGACAAACCGTAAATAGTGTTTTCAACCGTCAACTTCATTTTGGCAAATTGCAATTCGACGGCCAAAGTAAACTTGCGAACATAAAGCCCGGTTATGCCCATGTTGTCAACGAAAGCGTCAAACGCGCCCGAAATGCCACCCTTACCAAAAGCGTCAACGGCGGCTTGGGCTGCACCCGGCAAGCGGTCTAGCGCGTCTTTGAAGTAACGGTTGTTGAGAATTGCGTAACCAATGCTTTCGGTTACTTCGTCAAACACTACGTTTAGGCGTCGTAGTTGACCTTCAAACGTGCCGGCAGCTGCCGCGCTTGCACCGCCAAATTGTTTTTCTAGTTCGCGTTGGGCTAGTGCAAAGTCTTTGCTTTTGATAATTGCCGGGTCAAGTGCAATACCTAATTTGGTTAACGCACCTAACTGCCCGTTTTGTGCTTTAGATAGCGCAAGGCTTGCTGTTTCCAAGTCAACGTTGGCGCCTGCCGACAGGTCAAGGGCAATGCCTAATAGGTCCTGGGCTTGTGTAAGGTCCCCAGTCGCTCGAACCAAAGTCGCAAGGCTCGGCCTTAGCTGACTGTCCGCCACGCCTGACGCAAACTGCATTTGTGTAATGAAATCCTCGGTCGCCCCAACCATTGCTTTAGTCGCGCCAACGCTATTGCGTAACTGCTTTTCAAGTAGGGCAACACTTTTTTGGTCCTCGGCGGCGGCCTGCAACGCTTTAGTAATACCAACGGCAGCTGCACCAAACGCGGCGGTAACGGCAGCACCAACAAGCGCGCCAGTTTTGCCAAACTTTTTAAATACCTTTTCGGCCGCGCCAATGCCGGCGTCGCTAAACGTTGTAATAATTGGAATGTTGATAGCCATTAGCGAACCTTCAAGTTTCTATTAGTTATTTTCATAACGTCCTCAACAACAAGCAAAACGTCGGCTTGTACTGCAGGCTTGTTTTTTTCTACCGCTTTGTCAATTACGCGCGGTTGCCCGCCTTCCTCTTTGGTGAGGTTGGTGACAAATAGGCTTGAAGTGTTACGGCCTGCATGGTCGTAGATCACGCCGGCAGGGTCGGTGGATTGCACAACCATTAGCTTGTAAGGCTTCGAGCCAAAAACAACTTGTTCGGTGTACCCATTTTTGTTGAAGTCAACGTAACGTTCACGGGTAGCGCGCACACCTACTTTAATTTTGTAGCCCTTTTGTACTTGATCGGTACGCCAACTGGTTTCACGGCCTTTCACTAGGTTGCCGCGAACCATGCCGGAAAGCGGGGCGCCGTTGCCTTTGCTGTTGTCAAAATGGGCCACCATGCTGCGGGCTTCGTTAAGAATTACTTGACCGCTATTTTTAATGCGTTTTGTAATTTGGCGCCTGTATTTAGGGTCAATTTTGTTTAGTTCGGCCAACGCTTCCTGAATACCTTGGACTTCAAGCGTGTTTCGTTGGCGCATGGCGTTTACCTTTTGTTTCGTTCCCCTAAGACTTTAGCCACGGTTAAAAGGTCTTGCGTGTCAAACACTTGCGCGTACCAATGCGGCGCCCACCCTGTTGCAACTAACAGTTCGGCTAGTTGCCGGCGGTAGGTGCCGCTTGGGTAGGGTTTTCGGCCTCTTGGTCAATTACCTCGACGTTGGTTACTTGTTTGCAGTATGTGTCAAATTCGGACGGTACAACAATTTTGTTTTGTTTGCTTGCTTCCCACGCCAAAAATAAAAGGTCCTCAACGCCAATACCATTTGCCATATCGGCAGCTTTGCGTTTAAAACGGCGTTCCCATAGCACAATGGTAAAGAGGTTTGTGCTTACTTGGTATGTGCCTTCGTGGTTGGTTACTTGAAGGGTTAATTGCATGTTGCCTACTTTCGTGTCGGGCCGATTATTCGGCGTCGTTTATGAGGTTGTGTCTACGGTGTAGGCGCCACCAACAAAGGTAACGTCAACCGTTGAAAGCTCGCCCATGGTTGCAGAAATTACTGGCATTTCGTTTAGGTAACAACCGGTAAGCGTAAAGCCAGGGTTTGTTGCACTATCTACACCGCTTGCAGGTTTAACAATTACCGTGGTAGTTGTTCCAACCAATGCCGACAATGTGGCGTAGGTTTCGCTCGCTGCGTAAGACTGGTAAAGGGTCAACGTCAATTCGCTGTTGTTCAAGCCTGCTTGGTAGCTGCGGTTGGTTTTGCCAAACGTGGTGTTTTCCAATTGGTCGAAACGGTAGGTAAAAGTGGCTGCCGTGCATTGGTCGGTAAGGTCTACCGCGTTGACGGTAACAACTGGGTTTGCTAGGTAAGTGCTTGTTGCCATGGTGTTTAATCCTCTTTCGTTGCTGTCTTATTTTTAGCACCTTTTTTTGGTGCCGGTGTGGATACTTCGTCACTTGGTTCGTCGGTCACTTGCTCAATAAAACCGCCCCAAATTAAACCGGCCACTTGTACACCGGGTTTTGGTACAAATTCCGTACCAACTACACCTAAACGCGGGCTTTTAATAATGTACATAGGGTCCTAACTTGTTTGGGCTTGCATTTCAATAGTAAGATCATAGGCCGAAAGTTCGCTGCCGCCGATTATGGCAATGGTTGGGCGACCGTCTGTTACTGCCACATTTTTTGCCAATACTTTTGCTGCCATGTTCATAAGTGACCGTTGGGCGTCAAGGTTTCCCGGTCCAAGGGTAATAAGACGTACTGGAAAACTTAATTTTACAATGTTGTAATTAAACGCCACAAAACTAGGGGCGTCAATAAACGCGCATGGTGGCACGATATTGCGCGGGTCATTAACGACTTGCAAGCCCGTGATCGTTTGCAATGTTGTTGTTAAATTGTCGAGCGCGGTGTTAAAAAGGTCCGTGTATGCAACGGGCATTAGGCCACCGCCGGGCGGTCAATGCCTAACAATTGTTTAATCATTGGGCTAAGGCCCATGCTTCCACCTGACGCCAAACCGTCAAACCCGGCAAAGTCTGTTACCGCGCCACGTTGACGGTACAAAAAGCCTGCGTAAGCAATCGTGCCAAGTAGCACGGAAGCATTAGGAACCGTTGTAAGGCTTTCATTGCGATAACCCGCTTCGGCTCTGCGACGATAACAAAACTCGTTTGAAGCCTGCCGGCATTGCGTAATAAATGCTTGGTCGGCAGCTGTGGCCGTTCCTATTCCTAACCAATCCTCTATTTGCGCGTCCGTTGTAACCCAAGTACATGTTGGCGTTGTCGTCAAGGTTCCCGACGCTGTAACAATGTCAACGTTGGCGGCTGTTTTCGCAAACAACACTTGGTTGGCAATTGGGGCCTCTATGTCGTAGTGAAAAAAACCTTGGTCGTCAATGCCAGTAAAGTAATACTGCGGAAGTTCACGGACGGTATAAGTACCGTTAAAAGTCGCGTCAACACCCGCAATAGTTACGGACTGGCCAACCTCTAAAGGGTCGGCGTTGGTTAGTAATACAACAACCGCGTAGTTGTCGGTTAAGTACTTTTGAGTGACCGAATAGACGGCCATGACGGCCTACCTTTCGGTGATCAGACGAACTTAACGAACTTGGTTGCGTCTGCCATGAAGCTAGCGGCGTAACCACGGAAAGCAATTGTGCGTCCCAAGGTTGCCGGTACTTCAACGCTGATAGCGCCCTTTTGCTGTTCGTAGAATTCGAAGCCGGCTGCAGGACCTGCAGCGTGGCCCATGAATGAGCCCGGCGCGTTTTTGTCAACGACCAACACCAACCCAAGCGGGTTGCCGTTCCATGAAGTTGCAGCTGAATTGCCTGCAGCGTTTTGACCCATGAGGTTTGGTGCCCCAACGAACGGAAATACCGGACGATCTTGGTTGTCCGTGCTGCTTGCAAGGGCCGCCCAACTGGCAGGTGTGACCACCATGTGGGTTGGCAAGTAGTTTGAGTTTGCCGAGATTTGGCGGGCGCCTTCGTAGATCGCTGCAACCCAATCTGCACCGCTTGCGGTGTCTGCAACTGCTGACGTTTGGCTGATTGCTGCATGGCATGTGTCAACCGCGTAGTTGTCGGTTGCTTGACCGTAGGCAATTGCCAACTGGTTAAGAATAATGTCAATGCTTGAAGGGTCTGACCAGTCAAGGTCTTGTTCGGACACGGTCACATACGTTCCAAAACTTAGTTTAGAAATGTCGTTGTTGCTAACAACGACTGTTGAAGCGTTAAGCGTGTCAAACTGTGCGGCCTGTTGTGTAACAGTTGGGCGCGTTGTGATCTTTGGACGGCGGAAGGTAGCGCCTGCGGTTGGCATTGCGCGGGTACCGATTGCCGTTACAAACGGCCTGATTGGGTTTAGCGAATCGTAGACGCTGCCGGTGATGATTTCTGGCAAAATACCTGGGGTGCTTTCGGTGTTAATGAATGGTGCAACACCCGGCGCTGCTTCAAGACGTGCAGCGTTAATGTTTGCGTTGAGCTGTGCAAAGTCGGCACCGCCGCGCACATAACTTGCAATGTATTCGGAGGTGCTTGGCAAGCGCAATTTTCTTGGCTGTGCGTAAATGGTTTGAACTGTTGAAGCCTCAACAACTGCAGGGGTTTCTACTGGGTTGGTCATTTCGGTTGTTTCCTTTTCTGTGTCCTGATCTTTATTTAACTCTACTTCGGGTTCGTTTTGGTGGATACTGGCAGCGACGCGCTCGACCTTGGCGGCCTCAAATGCGCCATAAGGCAAAAGCGACAATTCCTGCCACTCAGCCTTAGTAACAATCATGGTGCCGGCTTCGTCAAAACTAAATTCCACTGGGATTGCGCCAACGCTAAGGCTGTCTAAAACGCCGTCCATGGCAAGCTGCAAGCTCTCATTTCCAAGGGCGGTTTCGCTAATTTTGGCTTCAAACATTACGTAGTTGCCGACTTCCTCGCGGGCCGTTACAACGCCAATTGGTTGTGTGCTGTCGTGGTACAAATACATTTTCGGCTTCTTGCCTTCCAACGGCAATGAGCCTTTTTCAAAGCGGACCTTTTGGCCGTCACTTACTACAGCGTCAACGCCATATTCGAGGGCGACGCCGGCAAGGGTTCTACGTGGCAGCGCGTCCCCTTGCGCGGCGTCAATCTTTAATTCTTGTGGGGTCAACCTAAGCATTTGCTTGCCTCATTTCTTCGGGCGTTTCTTGTACTTCAACGTTTGTGTTGTATTCGTTGGCTAAATAACTTTCAATATCAAACATTACCCCGGTGCCCCTTGGCAGGACGTTATCCGCGCTAAGTGTTTCTTGTATGCAATCTATGTACGGTTTAACGCCGAACGTGTACAAGTCGCGTGACGCTTCGCTAGACGAAACGTAACTGTAATTTCCAATGCTCACGGAAACGAGGTAAGCGGGGACGTTGGCAATACGGGCGATTTCTTTTGATTGGTATTCGGCGGCGTCAATTAAAAGCATTTTGTCGGGTGTTGCCATGTTTGGTATGACTTCAACAAATTCGTTTACCGCACTTGTGGCCGACGCAAAACGTGCTTCGTCGTAGGCGGCTGCAAGGTCGCGCAATTCTTGTGGGCTCATGGGCTCACCGCCAACTTGGCGCAATGTAACTGCAGGTTGAAGGCTTGACGCATTGCGATTGCGCGCTTGTTCAAGTTTTAGCGCGGTATCTACTGACGTTGCACCGGTGTAAATAAGTCCTTGAATTGGGCTTAAAAACTGTACGCAATCTTCCCAACGAACTGGCAAACCTTGAAACAAAATTTGTTTTGACGGACCAAACCAAACGCCTGTGCCTTGTGCCTGATCTTGTGTCGTGACCATTGCTGCAGGTAGACGTGTAAAACCGCTTGGGTATCCGTCTGCCGTGCGATCAGTTATATACCAAAATGCGCGGCCGTAAAAAAGTAGATCGTCAAACGTCCACGACAAAATAAAGTTGTTTGTTACGCCTTTGTCTATTCGACTAAGCCAACTGCGTGGGGCTTCCGGCACCTTTTCCATTTCGTCGCCGTTCCACATAGTTTTGTACATGACTAATGGCAAACAACCAATAAGGCTTGCCATTAAGTCGCGGCTACGGCTAACCGTTGGGACCTGCATAAAACGACTACGCAAAACGCCGTCGGTGTACGCAAAAAAGTTGCCAATTTGTGACGCGCCCGCATTACTGCCGGCAGCTGCTTTTACAACCTTTGGCGGTTCGGGTTTCCTGTTAAAAATGGCCATAGTTTTATTGTGTCACAATCTCACGCTTTTAGGTGGCACTAGCCGGCGCCGTGCTATCCCCGACGGAAAGCAAGCCGACTAATGCCAAAATGACTTTAGCGGTTTGCCGTAACAATTACGGGTTTTCCAAGTAGTTGCGGGCGTGAAGCAAGGGCCGCTGCCCAAATCATGCACCTGCACGCTTCAATTGGTCCGGGGCTTCGGGTGCTTGAAACAGCAATGCTTCCTTGGTGTTTTATGAGGACGGCCCGCTCGACGTGACTATTTAACAAGTTTTCGTTGTTGTGCATTATGCGGTTTTCTAAAATCATGGCCCTAACCGCGCTAGTCCATTTCAACAACTCTTTGTA